GGAAAGAATTGTATCTTCTTCCCATGCAATCTCAAATTGATTATTTGGATCATCGTGTGGCAGGTCTTCATTCATAATAAAAAGATGTTTCTTTTCAATAGTTTCTTTTTCTGCAATTACATCTTCATATCTTTTAGAAATAAAGTCACCTTGATAACGGGGGAATGAAAGCAATACCACTTTTCCTAAATCTGGAAAACGAGAATCTACAGACCCACGAAATGCTTTATAAATATTTTCTGCAGTCTTGCCTTGCTCATTACCAGTTCCAACCTCAGATGCAAAACCAGAAATTTCATCAAGAACTGCAAGTAATAAGTTTAAACCTTCATGCGATTCTCTTTCTGAGTGTCCAGAGTAAACAGTAATTGATTTATTAAACTCAACACTGTCAGCCTTTGCATTATACTTTCCTGCAAACCATGGTGATTTCTCTATCTTAGTTTTAAATCCTTTAAAGAATACGTTCTTTGCTTGTTGTGCGTTGATGGCTACGTTTATGATATCAATTGCATCCCCGCTTGGTTTTCCGTAATACCTAGCAGGATCTTTAAGGCATAGCAGTTTATATACTATGTATGCACAAGCGACCGTTGATACAAAGTCTTTTCCAGATCCCTTGCCAAGTTGCAAAATAATTTCATTTTTAGTATATTTATCAAAATATTGAGCACCAGCAACTGATCCAAATATTTCTTGTAGTTCTTCTTTACGATAAATTTGACTCATTGCTTCTACAATTTCATACTGTATTAAAGACAATTGTGGTTGACCAAGATAATCAGCAGATTCAACAAATGTTTTTGCGTCTACTGGAATTTCATCAAATTGATTTTCTTTTAAAACTTCTAAGAAATCATTAAACATCTTGGACAATAGTAATTACCTCTCCCTCTTTAGCAATTTGAGAAAGACGCTTCATAATTAAATCACGAACTTCTGGATGAGTTGAAGCAATGTCTCTTAAGATTTCAACAAGAACCTCTTGTCGCCTTTCAATTTCAACCATTTCTTCTGCAAGTTCTTTGTTTTCTAAAAGCCCTGCTTTTTGTAACATTTCAATTCTAGATTTTTCAATATCCATAACTAACTTAATTGCCTGAGTTTTTGCACTAAGATTATTAGTTAAACTTGATTCATCAATAACTTCATAAGCCTTCGTAATTAGTTTACTATAATGAGTATCAGCACCCGCAAGGGCTTCTTTAGCCCGTGCACGAATTGCATCATTTGCAGATGCCATAACCTTCCACTCATTAATTAATGAAACAACACGAGTACGTGGAATATCTAACTCTTTAGAAATTTTTGTTGGATCTTGCCCTTTAAGGTATTCTGTAACTACCTTATTAACTTCATCAAGATGCTCAATTAATTCTGATTCAGTTGACATGTTTTTCCTTTGCTATTTTTAGTAAAACTAAATATCCTATTAAATCATCAATGTCATTATCTCCAGGGTAGTCTGTGCCTTTCATTAAACGACTTAACTTGTCATCAATTCTAACCTTAAGTTGTTCTGCTGGATCTGATTTACTAAAAATTCTTACAGGATCAAGAGCAGAATCTCCGTAGGCTATATTTTTTTCTATAAGCATTTGTGCTATAGAGTGACACGTCTTCCAAATTGAATTGCCAGAAGGCGCTCCAACGGACTTAAGATAAAGATCGTTACAATTAAAATCTTTAACATCTTTAAATACTGCATTTAGTTTAATTTTAATACCTCTATCTATTTTTAAAACTTAATTATTCTGAATCTATATCCCAAGAATTATCTTGCTTTACAGTAGAACCAACAGAAAAATAATCATAATTTTTTTCTATCATATTAAAACCATTTTTAATAAAAACTGATGTACATGATTCTTCAACTTCATTAAATCTTAATCCCCAGAATGGAATTTCTAAATAACCTTTGTTGTACATAAACTTACATGTATTTTTATAGTCATTGCTATTATCTAATATTAAAATATTAGGAGATTCAATTTCAAAAATATTTTTAGTTAATAGAAGTCTGTTAGAAGCACAATCAACAAAAACAATTGTTTTGTCGTTAATTTCTATATCTGGAGTTTTATTTTCTAAATCATATTTTTGAATAAATCTATAGTCAACGTTTTCATGTAGTCCTGATTTAAAATTATTATAAAAATTTATATCACTTTCAAATGAAATAACATTCTCTACTTTTTCAGCAAAATAATTTGTTGAGTGTCCCGAACCAAATTCAATTAAATCAAAGTCACTAAAATCATAAGATTCAAACCAATCTAAAAATGGTAAAGACAGCATTGGCTTATTTTGATATAAACCTTTTGCTCTTAAAATTGTCATTATTGATGCTATTTTAAAATAATCGTAATCTAAAATTATACCGCCAGTGGTATAGAGTGGTTGTTCTTTCATCGCTTTGATCTCCTTAGTTTAAATTTTGCAAGATATACATAAACAGTTTCTACACTAGTCCCGCATTCTTTTGCAATGTCTTGTGGAGATTTTTTATCTATAAGATATCTCTTACGGAGCCAAATCTCGCTTGTATATAGTTTACCACTCATAAGGTTATTCGTCAACTTTTCTCATTAATATCATAATTAAACCTATCAGAATCTTCTAAAATCCATTTATCTTGATTTTCTACATCGTATTTTCTTTCATTAATTATTCTATCAATGACGTATTCTTTTTTGAGCGTAAAAGATGGTTCATAAACTCTAACTCTGTTGTTTGGTTGTATAGCAAAGTTACCGTCATCTCGTTGTATAACGTGCCCACATTTATGATCTGCTGGGCTTTCTGAGTAGCCATCATCTAGCACATTTGTGTCGGGGTTGTGCCAGTCAAGAGTAAATAAGTATGTGCCCTTAATAAAGGTTTTAGTCCTATCAATATATGACATTCTAAGATTGGTTAAGTTTTCAAATTTTGTTACAGAAACGTGATGACTAAATGAATTCCATAATACTAAATTATGTAAATCAATCTCTGGAACCCCTGGCTCTGTACAGAATGCAGATATGGGAAGTCTCCACCATAGGCCTCCATCTTCCATCATAATATGGAATAGCGGACTTCTTGACTTGATACTTGAAACACCAAATATAACGCATTCAAAATATTTGTCGTGACTATCCTGATGGTTTCTTAAATAGTTACCTCTTACATAGCAATGTATTGGTGGTATGTTTGCATTCAACTCTGGCACTATTTATCCTCCCCTATTGCCTTATTCCAGTTATTAATAGCCCAATGGCCGATACCACAAGCATCAGCAACGTCATTGTCGCTAATAATTTTATCATAATTAATTTCAATTAGTTTTATGGTCCTTTCTTTTCTTATTTGCCGTTCGTATGTTTTATACCAAGAAACTGATTTCCCAGGGTTTGTTGATCTAATAACCAACTGCTCCTCTTTTGTTAGTCTTTTATTTCCTAAATAATTTTGCCACGTTATTGGTGATACAGTTCCTATAACTTTTGTTCCAGTTAGTCCAGCAGCACCTAGTAGTGCACCCTGAACTAATGCTAGATCTGCAGCAGTTTTAGGGCTGTTCATAAATACAGTATGTTCAATTATAATTGCTTCAAATCCACCAAAATGTTCAAAGAATGCCCTTGTCTTAGAACAGGCGTCCATTACTTTTTCATAATTTGTTTTTCCATTAAAATTAATTTTACCAATACTACCTAGATTGTTATCATTAAAAATAGCAAAAGCAAGACTATTAGTGCTTGCATCAATCGCACAAATTGTTTTTGGGTCATTTTTGTTCATAGTCAAAAAATCCTTTTAGTTGTTTTAGCATCTTGTCTACTTCTTTTTTATTTATATTGCAATTAGAACAAAACCCAGAGTCATTGTATATTGAAAGTTGTTCTTTACAACCGCCAATACAAAGTCTTTTCTTGCCTATTCTTCTTTGTCTACGAGTTATTTGATACCTTTCGGCTATCTTTATTTTGGTGGCTTCTTCTCTACAAATATCTCCACAATAAATTTGATAACTTACTTTTGGTGTAAACTGGGTCTCGCACCTTTCACATAGTTTCACATTTATTCATCTTTCTCGTCCTTTAATAATTTCATAGGTTTAATCTTAATTGTTCCGTCTCCTGCTTCAGCACATGCTTTTTGAATAGGACAAACCTTACAAATTTTTGAATTTGAGCGATAAGGAATTTCTGGTAGTTGTTTGTCTTGCCAATTTTTGTAAACTACTTTCATCCAGTCAAATGTTTCATCTACCCAGGCACGGTATTGATCATTTACTACAACAGGTAAAGTAAGTAGTTCGTGATTGTTTTTATTTTCGTAAATCATTACACCCTTACGAATTTTCCAAACCTTCATATACATTAATAATTGCATTAAGTGAGCCATTTTAGGTTTTCTACTTAATTTTTTATGCTCAAAGTCATCGTTTCTTATTGTTTTAATTTCACCAACAAGTCTTTCACCTTTATAGTCAATCATGACATCCCCATACCCGTCAAAAGGTGGATCATCAGTTTTAACTCTAAACTCCATTGCTGGATGAGTTTGCTTGCTATATTTTCTTGGTATTGGGTCAAACTCTAAATCTTGTGCAAGTAACCCAGAAGCCTCTATTGCATCTTGTATTCTTCCATGTCCTAAAGTTCCCTGTGTCCTATTTGCTACGCCAATAGCATCTGAATTATCATAATGTATTTGACCGTCAAACGCTAAATGCCAATATCTTGGACACTCACCTGCGCCATAAGTTAAACCAGATGCAGAAAAATTATTTTTCTTGGTAAACTTTGGTTTTGTTTTAGTAAGATAGCCAGCGTTTATAGCAGTGTCTAAGCCTTCAACAAGACTTTCATCTTCTTCGCTATTTCTGCTCTTCTTTTTAATATCTTTAATCATAATCTGTTTTAGTAAGTTTTTAGCCATGTTTCATCCTTTGTTTATATTAATTATAGCAGGTTAGCGCATTATGTATTTAAGCGCTGAGACCAAATCGTTTATTGCTTGTGCTGCTGTAAAGTATATATTTTTCTTTGCCCTGTCAGATTTGTCAACATTAGCCATCCAAGTGGCTTTAAAAGACATCTTTGCTGCAATAGCCTGTAGCCTTACGATTTCAAGACTAGCAGCCTGTAGGGGAATGTCTGGCTTTATAATAATCTTTGCAATCATAGTTAATGCAACGGTTAACTCTTCATCTTGCATATAATCTGCAATCTCCGTTAAACCATTCACCATGTCAAGTGTTGTTTTCTGTGTTCCTGTTTCAGACATTATATTCCTCCTCTGTTAATTGCTCTAGCATGTTCATTTCAATTATAGCAAGTCGTACCTTTGTATTGCCTTCTCCAAGAATTACAACAAT